GCAGACGAATGTTGGGTCAAGGTTGGATTTTGCCCTCGCCTTATTGCAGCATTCGATGGTGCAAAACCGCTGCCTCTTGTTGAAAACACGAGAAAGCGGGTTATACAACCGCTCGGCGACCTTCCCGCAGCCTTCGCAAGTGAATTTTGGAGCCTGTTTCACCGCTATCTCCCCTGCCTCATCTCATCGATGATGGCATAGGCGGCGTCGGATGCGGCTTTTTCGGGGTTTTGCAGCAGTCCTGGCAGGTTGGGGAACTCCCAGATCTGGCCGTGGCGGAATTTCTCGCGGTTGGACGGCTTGGCGGGGGCCACATCGGCGGCGTAGAGCTTGGCGGCGGCCTCGTAATCGGCCAGGCCGTACTTCTTCATCACCGCGGTTTCGATTTCCTTGACCTGGTCCTCGGTGTATTTGCCGGAACTGATCAGTTTCGCGCGCTGATTGGAGCGGAAATTCTGCTGGCGGGCGGCCTGGGCGCGGATTTCGCGCTCTTCCTGGTCCTTTTTGATCTCGGCCTTGAACTCCTCGAGCTGCACGTCGGCGGGCGGGCGGTAATTCGGGTCTACGGCCTGCACGTCTTTGAGGAAATTCTTGCGGGTCTTGGGGTTGCCGGCGAGCTTGAGCGCCAACTGGCCCAGTTCCATCAGTGTTTGCTGTGAGGGAGGCATGATCAGTATCCGTCTTTGAGCTTGAGGCCGGCCAGACCGGGGTAGCCGCCGGGATTGCCGTAGCGTTTGGCGGCAGATTCGTCCTTGAGGTTGCCGGCCGGGAACGCAGTCTCGGCGGTGCGGCCGATGTCGGCGGTCATCTTGACGGAGGTCGGCACCAGGTAGCCCTTGCGGCCAAATGGATTGATGGCGTTCTCGACCTCGACGGTGTCCTTGGCTTTGTCAGGCATCGGATATGACCTCCATCTTCGGGGCCACGTCCTCCGGCAACTTGTACTTGGGGTCTATCTCCGCGACGAGCCGGAGAAACCGGGCGCGGGTCGAAGGATTGCCGGCAAGATGCAGGCACAGCGCAGTAATCTCGTAGACCGTTTCCAGCTTGAGGCTCGCCAGCAACTCGTTGTTGCCGCCAGAGTTGACCTTCGAAGCCATGAAATGTTTCAGGAAGTTCATATGGCAGCCCTCTTTTCGCGCGCCGCCTTGGCGCGGGCAGCACTGCATTTCCGACAGTGACGGCCGCCTCGGTAAAGGTAGGCGTCATGGAGGTCGTGGCCGTGGATGCAATGGGTTTTGGTCGCCCTAGAACCACGCCTGTGGTTCTCCAGATGCGTCACAGGCTCCAGATGGTCTGGGTTCACGCACAGCCGAACCCGACAGAGATGGTCGAGTTGCAGACCTTCTGGAATTGGACCAACAAACCGCTCGTAGGAAAATCGATGCGCAAGAATTTTGGTCTTCGTAGCCGGAGTAAATGACCCGTATCCCTTTGGAATAGACGCGCCGGTCCATATCCAGCAGCCGCTCATCGGCTCGGGAATGAACTTGTCGTCAAACCTATCGTTGACTGGTCCTCGCATCGGCTAAATTGGCTTTCCTTTACGCGTTAAGTCCCCTTTTTCGAGCGCCAGCGGCCGGTCGGACGCCTTCACCTTGGAGGCGGCGGAGAAACCGCCGAGTTCCGGGTAGCCGGGCACATTTTGGAACAAGCCGTTCTTCTTCTTGCGCTCGCCCATGTCGCCAGTGGAGACTTTGGGCTTGAGATACGTGTACTCCGCCATTATTCCCTCCTAGGTTGTGGGCCTCTCTGGTTCCGATGAATCGGCCCCTGGAGATGTTTCCACAGTCGGCGTTGCTTGATGGCGCTCACAGTCGCCCAACTGATTCCGAACTGCTCGGCAATCGCCTTTTCCGGCAAAACAGAAGCGCGGATGGCCAGCACCTCGGCCTCGGACAGCTTGTTCATGCCGTGCTTGACGCCGAAGGCGTTGCGGCCCTTGGCTTTGCAGTCCCGATTATTGTCGGCAGTTGTTCCCACGAACATGTGGTCTGGGTTGACGCAGCAAGGATTGTCGCAGCGGTGCAGCAGGAGCTTTCCGGAAGGGATCGGGCCGACCAAAATCTGGTAGACGAGGCGATGAGCGACGATCGTCTTCTTCAACTCACCGTCCCAGCCCATGCCGTAGCCATCGGTTCCGAGCGCACCCAGCCAGATCCAGCACCCGCTCATGGGTTCCGGCATGACGAACTTCTCGATGTTCACCGGCAGGCTCATCATTCTCCTCCCGGCATGCCCATCGGGGCCATCATGGGCGGTGCGATGGGCGGGCGCGGCGTCATGCCTGGGGGCGGCGCGCCACCGCCCATTGGAGCACCGACCTTGGCCGCTTGCGCCATCTGCTTGACGGCGGCCGGCTGCAGTGCGGCGTCCGACTCCTTGCCGAAGTTTGCGGTCAGCGCGCGCACCGCGTTGATCAGCCCGTTGTATTTCTTCGAGGCGATCGGATACTTGAGCAGCGCCTGATGCAGCGTCTCGATTGCGGTCTTCACCTGCGCGTCGGCCGCCGCCTCGTTGCCTGCGCCCGCGCCTGGAGCAAGCGCCGGAGTAGATCCGGGACCGGCAGGACCGCCGGCCGGATTGCCCGGCAAGGTCGGGCGCGGCGGCAACATTCCGCCGGCTGTCATGGGAGGTTGCGGGCCGAAAGGCGGAGGCATTTTCGCTCCGGGAATTATTCGGCCGAAATAATTAAGCTGAAAAAGTCCTTCGGAAAAGTGTCAACTCGCCCTAATATCCTGGCGTAACTATTGGGAGGTTGAGATGGGGAGAGGACCGAAGCCAAGACCGGTGCATTTCTGCGAATGCGGCAACCACGCTTGGACTGTGATGACCAGAGGCTACATCACGATGGTTTCCGTGCCAGATGCCCACCTTTTACAAGCCAGGTCTTGGTCCTCCAACCACAACAGACCAAAAGCAACTTTTTACGCTGTGGCCTACACAAAAGGGAAAAGAAAGGGGGAGAGGAAAGCTCTCTCCCTTCACCGGCTAATTCTGCGTTGCCGCGAGGTTGACCACAAAAACAGGAATGGAGCCGACAACAGGTATGAAAACCTTAGAAAGGCAACATCGTCCTTGAACCATGCAAATTCAAAGAGAATTGGGTCTTCCGGATTCAGGGGCGTAAAAGTCAAAGGGAAGAAATTTTCCGCATCCATAGGATACCGTAAGACCACAAAACATATCGGGACCTTCGACACGGCCGAGGAGGCCGCTCGGGCCTACGATGTCGCCGCCCGAAAGCACTTTGGCGAGTTCGCCCGCCCCAATTTCCCATGAAAAAGGCCCCCGGCGGTGTGGGCGGGGGCTGAGGTTGGTCAAAAAACTGTTGAAAGGTCTGGTCGGATTAGCGCCGACGACCGCGCCTATGACGTCTCGCCACGTGAGCCTCCTGTTGTTGGTTACCCGTCGAGCGGGCGGGAGAGTCTTGCCGGCACAGTGAACACCGGATCAGGTCCGGTGAATAGTGCCAAGTCACGCCGCCTCGCGGCTAGGCCGCCTTGCCCTTCTCCTTGATGCCGGCGGCCATCTTCTGCGCCGCCTGTTGCGTCTCCGCCTTCACCCGCTTGCGCAGAGCGTGGATCATACCATCCACGCCTGGAGGATTGAGGGTTCGCAAGAGCATTTCACGGTCGATACAGCCTGCTTTAAACAAACCGGCCGCTTGTTCGCGACTATCATCAGCAAACAAAGGGCTATGTGAATGCCCGGCGACCCGCATCTTGAGCTTGCGCTCCGCCACCAGGGCGGGGATCAGCTCCTGCTGGGTGTCGGTGGTGATGCGCTCGGCGGAATTGCGCTGCAGCAGTTTGATGCCGATGTCGCCGATCTTGACCAGCGGCTGCTCCAGGCCCACGGCAACCTTCTTGATGCGGCCCGAGCCGGTCGTCGCCAGTTGCTTGGCGTGGCCGCGGCCCCGCACCCCCGCCGTGCCCTGCCCGGTGACGGTTTCGGTGAGGCCTGAGGCTTCCAGGAAAATCTGACCGATCTGGTTGAACTCAACGAAGATGTCCTCGGGCATAGAGGGCTTGAGTTCGTCGACCTTGGCCCCCGGAACCATGTCGGTGACCCAGGTGCCGGGACCGCCGAGCGCCTCGGCCTTTTCGTCCGTCAATCCCATGAACCCGCTAAAAACCTTGGCCGGATCGACCTGGCGCTCCAGAATATCGCTGATTTGCTGTAGCCGTTCGTTGGTCCATACCTGAAGTGGGATCAGCCGGTCGCTATGGGCTTCACCCCAGAAGAAATCATACTTGGGGTATGGTCTGACATGGATGAACGGGTGCTCGTTCTCGATGAAGATGTTGGACTTGCCTCGGTATCGTTTCTTGAGACTGTCCAGGTGGGTGACCTTGGCCATCGCCTCGACGGTGTCGCGCGAGTCGGACAGCACACCGTCAACGCCCTCGCACATGGTGAAGACGGCGTAGTCCTCGGTCACGTCGTCCCACACCCAGACCTCGTGGAAGCGGACCATCGGGTTGTCGGAGTTGGGGTCGTAGGTGGCGCGCGGCTCGTAGTCGACGGTGGCGCGCCCGGTCATGGCCCCGGAGATGTTGGGTCCGCCGGTCGATGAAATGAGGAGATTGGCGAGCACCGGGGGCATGTCGTCGGAGAACACGCCGGGGCGCACCGCCATCTTCTTGATTTCGGGCTTCTTGCCGGCGCGCAGCAGGCGCATCACGGCGTTGTCCCAGTTGATGCTGTAGGAGTGGACGAAGGCCTCCTGCGAGTCGAGGTCGGGTTCGCTCTCGTCGTAGACCGCGAAGTCGTGCGGGCCGAACAGGCGGCCGAACATCTGGTCGCGGGCGTCGTTCCAGCCCATCTTGATGAACATGCTGTCGTAGATCAGCGCCCAGAGCACGGCCTCGTTGAACATGTAGGCGATGCCGGTGTCCCTGAAAGTGTCGTTCCACTCGTCTTCCAGGGCGGTGATCTGCGCCACCGTCTCGTCGTCGGAGTTGCGCGGGGCTGCGATGTTGTAGCGGCAGTGGTCGGCGGCGTAGAGGAACGACGCCACCAGGTCGGTGTGGGCCTGCAGGCGGTTATACTTTACTTCCACGGCGTAGTCGGTGGTGCCGAACATGAAGTAGCGTTTGCGGCGCAGGTAGAGCGCCTCGCGGTCGCGCTTACTGGCCAGGCAGATGTCGAGGATCGTCTGCACCTTGTCGTCGCGGTCCTTGCCGCCTTTGACCTTCCCCCGCGGCACGATCATTTGACGCCTCCCGGCGGGTTGTGGCGGGCCTCGTAGCTGGGGACCGAGCCGGTGGGCGAGGGCGAGGCCTTGCTGAGAGGTGTCTTCACGCCCAGACGGTCGGCACCCACGGCCAGGCGGGCCGTCACCCCGGTGGGGGCGCAGACCGACACCGGCTGGCCGTTGGCATCGACCGGCATGTCGACCGCCCAACCGGCCATGCCGGCCGGCTGGAACCGCTGGGTTTTGCCGGGCGTCTGGACCGGATTGACGCGCGGCGCCACCGATTCATGGGTGCGCGGCGAGCGGTAGTTCTTGTCGCCGTAGGTGGCCACCAACTGGTTGACCGTCATGTCGATCTTCTTGGTGGCCTCGGAGCGGATCGCGACGGGCTTCGGGATCCAACGGGTCCTGATACCGCCGCACTTCGGACAAGGCGGGTAATCGTCGCCGTGGTCGAACTCCAACAGGCACCATTTATTAAGGCAGATCCACGACCTCGTAATACTCATGCGGCCCTCCGGGTGCGCGGGCGGCCGGATTCGTAGCGCGGCATCCGCTGCCAGGTGTCGTCGCCAACGATGTGGTAGACGCCGTCCCTGCGCTGCCAGCGCAGCCCGTTCTGCACGCACTCGATCGCGTATTCGAGGCGGACGCGATAGTTCTCGGTGAGCGCAATTTCCTTGCGCAGGATGCGGTGGACGTTCTGCCGGGCGATGCCGGCAATCTCGCACAGCGGCGCGAGCCTCACCGTGAGGGAGCCGTTCTGGTCCCGGAATTCCGGGTCATACTTGAAGCGACGGAACCACCTGATGATCTCGTCAAGAGTCAGGGTATCTCACCATCTTGCAAACTCCCCGTGGATTTCGACCGCATTAGGTTGACCCTAGGCCTCTACAAGTCGGACAGTAGGACCTGCGATTCTGGAACTTCCAGCCGATCTTGTCGAAGGCGAGCTGCACCGCCCTGGTGACATCGGTTTCGCCGCGCTTGACCGGCACGCCGAACGCGATGGTGCCGAGCGGGACGTGGATGATGGGCGAGTCCACGCCGCAGCGAAAGCAGGCGGTGCGCATCGGGGTGATGTTCTGCACCCATTTGTCGCGCACGTAGGCCAGCGCCTCGTCCACCGGATTCGGAACAAGGGCCGTCTCGCTCATTGCAGTTTGCTCCCGTCCACCAGAATGCGCTGGCCCTTCAAATAGTTAATCCCGATCTGCTGGACCTGGTTGGGGCCGGCCCCGATAGACTCCATGTAGGCGCGCTCGAAAGTCAAGCCCATGTTGCGCAGGCGGGGCTGCACCCAGCGCCGCCAGGCCTCGTGGGCGAGCGCCGCCGCAATCACCCGGTCGTCCTTGTTGCTGCCCTCGGCCAGGATCGAGCCGTCCTTGATGACGATGGTCTTCATCTCGTCCAGCAGCGCCATCGAGTTGATGACGAAGCGGTGCAGTTCGAAGGCATCCTTGAGCGAATGCATCATCGGCGGCTTGTTGGTGCCGTTGGTGCGCCACTGGTAGGCCAGGCCGGCCCCCATGCTGTCGGCGCGGCGGTAGAGGTAGTGCCGCATGTTGTTGAGCACATAGCGCAGGTCATCGGCCTCGCGGCCGTCCTGCTTGTGGTTGATCATTTCGTGGGTCTGGGTGCGCAACGCGTTGATTTCGTTGAACACGGCCTCGCCGGGGCCGTTCATTTCCAGGTTCACCATCACGTTTCGGTAGTATCCGGCGAGGTGGCAGAGCGCCCAAGCGCATTGATACGTCGAGATAACAGGTGAGACAAATTCAGCAACCTGGACAATTCGGTCGGAGAAGCAGCGTGCAACATGGATGACGGCTCGGTCAGCTTCATCAGAGCTTCCATATGCCGGATCGCAACCGATAACGTAGTGTCCTGCGGGGTCGCTCTCCTCCCATACTTTAAGCTCGGCACGGCGGTCCCTCGTTGCGATGACAACAGTATCCTGCCAGCGTTCCGACATCATGTATTTGAACGGCATGAAGGCCTGCTGGCGCGCCCGCTTCATGCCGGCGGTGAGGCTGTCGTTGGTGAAAAAGATGGAACCCGTTGCGACGAAGGCGTCGTCCTCCAGCCAGGGGAACTGCTCGTCCATCTTGGCCTGATCGCCCTGCTTTTCCGACTCCAGGTGCCAGCGATACCAGGCTATCTGGTTGTGGGTGATCTCCACGCCATACTGTTCCTTGACCAGTCTTCGTCGCTTGCGTTCGAGGATGTGGAGAGGGGTGTCCGCTCCTTGCGGCATATATATCTTGTACCACGGGTGGTCGTCAGGGAACTGATAATGATCATGTCGCCACCAACCAACAAATACACATCGGATAGTCGGATCATTCTTGGCTTCGGCGTATCGCTCCTGCCAGAAGTTGAAGCCATTGCCGGTGGTTTCCTCGATCTTCATGCGGTACGGGTAGTGCGCCGACATGGTGGCGGAGAGTTCGTTCAAGTCGTCGGGCGAGCCCCAGAATGCCGTTTCAGTCCCGTGGATGAAGTTGTTGGCCGACGAGCGTCCAAGTCCGCCCTTTGATTTCTCTTTTATGCCAGCGACTAGATATTGCAGGACCGACCCGTTCTTAAGCACCAGCATGTCGCGGTTTTCCACGTCCCAGCGTAGCTTGTGGGTCTTGGGCAGGCCGGAGAAGTACATCTTGATGGTGTTGCGGAACTGCGCCTTGGACTGGTCGGTGTGGGTGACGAAGGCGCCGAGCAACCCGTCGTGCTCCATCGCCCAGAACAGGTCCAGCGCAATGAAGAAGCTGGTGGAGCCGAGTTGCCGGGCTTTCAAGATATAGAAGGTGGTGACGCCCTCGGCCAGGCCGGCGCAGAGTTCGTCCAGTATGTATTTCTGGGTTCCCAGCAACTGCATGGGAATGCGGCCGAAGTCCTTGGTTTGGATCATCAGCTTGGAGCAGAACGCCTCGAACCGCGCTCGCGGGAACGGCGCTACGCCCAGTTTCGGCAAGGGGGCGGCCATCAGCGGCTCATGTATTCGTAGAAGAAGTAGAACAATATGGCAAGCAGGATGCAGATGACCATCCCCATGAAGGTGGCGGCGACGGCTTCCAGGCTGTCGCGGCTCATGTGCGTCACCAGAACTTCATGACAAAGTGGATGGCGATGATGACGACGGCGAGCGCTACCATGCCCGACACCATGGCGGCGGTCGCAAACCAAGCATCTTCCTCGCGGTTCATCGGTGCGGCCCGAACAGGACGAGGATGAGGATGAACACGGCGATGACGAACGCGACGGCGGCCATCACGTCAAACTTCAGGGTTCTCCATCTCGGGTTCATCGGCGGTGTCCTCGGCCGCGTCGGCGGCCCGTGACATCGCCATATACACCATTCCGATGGTCACCCGTAGGTGGTAATCGTTGCGCCAGTCGAACGACGCCAGCTTGAACTTCTCGTCCAGGCCGGGCTTGCCGGTGGGCCAGTGCAGGCAGGCGTATTCGCGGAACTTGGCCACCCCAGCGTCCAGGATGGCCTTGTCGGGCATCGCCACAACCTCGACCCCCGCATCCGCGAGGGCAACCGCCACCTCGGCCTCCGGCCCCAGCGCGACCTTGATGTTGCCCTTACGCGCCACTGCCGCCTCCCTGGCTGGTTCCCTTCAACAGCGGCACATCGATGGTGCAATGATCATCGGTCTCAAGGCCCAAAGCCTTGGCCAGCCCCGGCGAGAGGTCGCAGATGCGGCCAGTGTCGGAATTGGGTCCCCAGTCAACCGGGCGGGCGGCCAGCATCTTGTTGTTGGCCGAAACCTGCACCTTGATGTTCTGCAAATAGCCGCGCGGGGTGACGGAATAGTTCCAGCGCATGGCGATGTAGTGCGAGGTGGGATCGAGGCGCCGCGCCAATCCGGTGGTGCCGGCGGGCTGCTTGGGCAGGAAGTAGCCGGCGAACTTGTTGATTTCGGACGGCTCGCACAGCGCGAGGCCCTCGGACGGGGAGACGCCGGTGTCGTGGGGGCCGCCGAAGGTGGACATCTTGCCGGAGAAGGAGGTCATCGCAAGTTCCCGCCGAACGGGCCGCCGACATGGATGCCGGCAAAGCCGAGCATGGTGGCGATGACGTACAGCACCACCACCAGGATGATGAACGCCAGGATGATCTGGATGAAGGTCATAAACGGCTGGCCGATGTAGGGGGAGATCAGCGGGAACAGCTTGCCGACCACGGCCCACCAGACGAAGCCGATGATGATGCACAGAAAGATGAGGCCGACGAGGGTGCCGATCATGGCGGCGCCGTCCTTTCAGGACAGGATTGCTACTCCGGCGCGGGAGGCAGCGGAACTTCAAAGTAAATCAATAACAGCGCCACCACAATGGCGATGAAAATGGCTCCGGCAACGATGGCGGGGCGCTCCAGCCGCATTCCTGTCCTCCCCCGGTCAACTCATTATACATAGGGCGCGAGGCGCGCCGGCGTCCAGTGCGCTGGTGCTCTCGATAGGCTTGGCATCCGGGGCATAAGCGAGAGGGCGGATCAGATCGATTCTTGCCGCACTCCTCGCACATTGGCGGCAAGCCGCGTATTTGTTCCGCCTTTGTCAATTCCGGGCAACATTTAGGACATCCACAAGATAATGGTGATCGAACATCGCCGGCCGCAAATTTGCAGATCATTTCTGGTTCGCACTTTCCGTGTCTGCAAACCGCGCGACGGATGCCCGCACCAAGCGGTCAACAGCGGCCGGAACTTCCGGGCCGTTTGGAACAATCTCAATGGCTATATCTTGCTCCTCGCCATCGATCTCTTTGACCGCCGTCAGGCTCGCCTCCCCGGTAGTTAGGTGCTCGCATTTATAACGGCCGCCGCTTTCGATGAATTGACGCGCCAAGGCCTCGATGTCAGACGGGCGATCAATTTCCTCATCCCGTTGCCGCCCATTGGGGCGCATGTACTGTGTGAAAGGTATTGTCATTCCTTCATCTCTGGTGCGCAGACTCATCGTCTGCGGCGCGCTTTAGGCGGCGTTGACCGCTGCCTCTGGTTTCTCGCTCAAGCTGTCAACCATATGCTGCATGGCGGCGATTTCCTCGCGGGCCTTGACCGTTAGTCCATCGGCATCGGCGCGCATCATTTCCGCCATGCTCTTGAAAATCGCCTCGTTATGAAAATTGATAGCCCGGACGAGGTACTTTTTGGCAAGATCGGCGTTGCAACTCATGAAGGTCGAGCAACTAGAGCTGCCGTAATAACCAAGGTAGCTGTCGAACGACAGCTGGACCGCGAATGATGAGAAGCGACTGTCGATATTGAAGCTCGCGTCATGCTTGTCGCACTTCGGGTCTGAGGTCTTTTGACGGTAGCGCGCCCAAAATGAGCCAAATTCCTTGCTGTTGGTAAGCAGGGCACGGATCAGGTCCAAGGTCTTCGTGTCCATCGTTCCATCCTGTTTGAAATCTGGTTTCCACTATTCCCGTGAGCGAACCTGTTGGGGTACCGCTGACCTCACCGTCAGGCAAACAGTCAGCAGGCGCGTGACGGGATCGAACCGGCACACCCGTCACTATTGGGCAACTACGCGGAATTTGCCGGCCTTGTCGGCGTCCGTGAGTGTTCATGGATACCACTCCTACCCTAGTGGCCTGCTGACAGTGACCCGCCGGGGTGCATGTGATGGATGGGCCCCGGCGGGCCTTGTGAGCTGACGGAGCGGGAGCTACGCCAGCCTACTTATGTTACGCGAGCCTGTTGGACTTGCGCTTGCGCACCAGCGCCATGAGGCCCACCAGACCGGCGCCGAAGAACGGCAGTGATGCCGGCAGCGGGGTCGCCGCCAAGGTGGCGTCGAAGTTTCTCAGCAGTACGTTGGCGTTGCAGCCAGAGCCACACTGATTGACGCCATTACCGAAGTAGAAGAAGTTGTAGTTGTCCCAGCCGCCGGCGAGAGTGTGGAAGCCTTCCTGCCCACCGGGATCAGTCGAGCTTGCCAGCAGGGTGAACTGGAACGGATGGTCATCGTTCGAGCCGAACACCTTCCAACCTTCGTTCTGGGTGGTCGATCCCATCTGGAACGTGAACCCATTGATATCCAGCAGGCCCAGCAACCCATCCAGGTTCAGTTGGACGAAGTTGCCCCCGGTGATCTCGTGATCGCCGGACGCATCGTTGTTGAGGCCGAGGCCGTTCTCGTCGCCGCCGCCGTTCTTGCCGAACAAGGCGGTGCCGGCGTCACTGGCCGTGAAGCCACGCGCGGTGAGGCCGTGGCCGCCGGCCGTGAAGGTCTGGGTGTTGCCCAGCACGCCGAGATGGTCCTGGAAGTCCCAGTCCAGGATGGCGGCCGAAGCCGGCAGTGTGCAGATCGCCAGCAGGGCGGTCGTTGCGAGAAGTCGCTTCATGAGAACATCCTTTGTTGGTTCGTTTGTTGCCCCTAATGACTCGTCGTCGGCAGCATTAGGACGTGCCGTCGCCTCCTCAGAACGCTCATTTCTGGTTCGCACTTCTGTCATGTGGGCCGCGCTTTGAACGTAGCGTCCGTAGCGTCGGCATCAGCGCGGGCACGTCACCACACAGGTAGAACGATCCGAAGTTCCAGCGCGCCCGCCCGACCCTTTTCTGCGCCCCGCGCACGTTCTCAACGATCAGCGGCACCTTGTGGCCGGCCGCCTCCGAGGCCTCGCGCTGGATGCGAAAGCACGCCTCGAACAGCGTGTTGTCAGGCGGCGGCAGCGCCTTGGCGCGCTTCCACGGCATCGCCCGGTAGCTGTAGGCCTGGCAGGGGGGACTGGCGATGATGAGCGCGGCGTCCCGAAACTGGCTGCCGTGCAGCGTCAGCACGTCCTGGACGACAAGCATCCCCGGATAGCGATGCTCGCCATATTCGTGCCGCTCGATGTCGAAGCCAATCACGTCATAGCCTTCCGCAAGTAGGGCCTCGGTCCAGCCGCCCAAGCGGCAAAACAAGTCGATCGCCAGCGGCTTCATTTCTGGTTCGCACTTTCCGTATCTGCAAACCGCAGGTGTTCCCGCCGCGCGAAATTGACTAGGCACATGATGAGAAACACGGCCTTCTGCTCCCTCACTTCCTGGCCGACGAACTTTCCCAACGAGTCCAATCGCTCGAACTGATCGAGTATTTCATTCGCCTCAGTAGCGGCCCTATCTTTCACCTGGTCGTCCATCTTCATCCCCTATGGTGCCCACTACTCTCGTCTGCGCACTACGCCGCGAATAATGATTCTTTGAGACGGTTCGTGGCAGCGGCGTGGTACGCCTCATTGATCTCAGACCCAAAGTAGTCGCGGCCAGCGTGGCTGCACGCTTCCGCAACCGCAGCCGAGCCAGCAAAGAAATCCCCGACCAGACCTCCAGGTGGGCAGGACGCGCGAATGATGATCTCGAGCAGCCCGACCGGCTTTTCCGTGGGGTGGATAGCCTCGCCGTGGCACGACCGCATGTAGATCACAGAGCGCATCAGGCGCGGGCCGCCGTCCTCAGACGTGTACGAGCTGGCCTCGACGTGCCCGGTGTGGGGCGGCCGTTTCTTGCGCCGCACGGTGCGCGCCGTGGCGTCTGGAGTGGTCGGAACATCGTTGTAGACCTGTGACCACTCAGCGTCCGCCCGATAGAATTGAACCGCATGTTCATGGACGCGCTTGAACCTGTCCGCGTGAAAGGCGCTCCCGTTATGCTTCTCCCAAACCAAATCTTGGGCATAGCGAAGGCCGGCGGCCTCGATCTCCGGGCCGCACGCCATCAACGAGCGCATGGAGCCGAATAGCCAAAGCGACCCCGACTTCTTGAGGCAGGAGGCGGCAATAGGCAGCCACCCATCTACCGCCCGATCCCATCCGAGGGACGTGACGGCATAGGGAGGGTCGGCAATGATCAGATCGTAGGGGCGGCCCATCATCACGCACCGACAATCACCTTTGACCAATTGAGCCCTCATTCTGGTTCCCACTATTCCCGTGAGCGGGTCAGCGCCAAGAACGGCGGCGCGATGTATCTCGCACGGTGTCAATCAGAACTCCGGAGGGCTTTGGGCCGAGCCCTTCCATCCATAATGCCGCCGCGATTTCGATCTCTGCCATTCGGTTGAACAGGGCGCGCTTTTCGGGCGACAGAGCAGCAATAACGGCGGTGCACTTTGGCTCATCCTTAATTCCCAAGAACCTCGCCAGTTCATCATTATTCATCGTCATCTATTCATCTCCATGAACGGTGCGGTCACCTGCTGTCTGCGCCATCGAGTGTGTGCCTCTCGACTTCATGAATATCGCGGCATTCCATTTTCTTGCATACATGCACGCTTGCTGCGCCGCCGGCCTCGATCGCACAATCCGAACAGGCAAAAATAGTCTGGTCGCCACATACCACGCATGGGGTGAGAATAAACGGGCATTCGTGCTGCCCCCAGTGGTCGCCGCCGCATTTCGGGCAATCCTTGATCGTCATGGTGGCACCGCTGATGTGGGTCATGGGGGTTTCTGCTCCAGGGTCGGAGCCGCTATCGTTTCAGTGAGGCGCAAATCGACGTATGAGCGACCGTTCTTCGCTCCAATCCAAAAATGCCTGTAACTTCCATCCGCCGCGCCGATTTCCATCCACCACTCGCTGTCGGACATTCGCTCGATGTGCAGCGTGCAGCCGTGCGCGATAATCTCATCGATCGACTCATCGGGATTGCTGCGGATTTCGATCGCGGTGGTCATCTCACACATCTCCAACAACGGTAGCCCAACAACGGTAGCCGTTGTCTTTTGTGTACCAAGTATGCCGGCGCTGGCCGCCTTGTCGGCTCTATCTACCCCCTGGGACAGGCCCCTGGGGCGGCACCCACCGAGGCGGCCTTGCTTATCCAGACGAGCCGCCGGCCACCCGCGGAAAGGACGGGTGCCTCAGATATCCTCGTACCGGTCGCCGCCTTCGCGGCCGGCCTGCAGGCGCTTCATGCCGTCCCCTTCTCTGCCCCCTTCTCTTGCGTGGGGGTGGGGGTGGGGACCCTGCAGGGCGGCGATGCCGTCCTGCACCGGACGCGCCTCCTTGATCGACTGCCCGATGTGGGAGAGCAGTTGCTCCAACCGGGCGTTCTCCCGCAGCAACTGCCCAATCCGTTCGCCCAGCACCTTCTTGTCGTTGCGCAAGTCCTGCAAGGCGATGTTCAGTGAGTCCAAGGTGCGGCGCAGGTCATCGCATTCCCGGTCCAATGCCTCCTTGGCCTCGGCGGTGGCCCGCATGTCGGCCAATACGTCGGGCACCTTCTCCATGAAGTGCCGGAACGACACCTCGAACCGCTCCACCGTCTCGGTACTAATCATGTGATTTCGTCCTTTCCTGCCGTTAGTGGGCGTCAATCGACGCTATCAACGAATTCAGCCGGGCCTCGACCGTCGCCGTCAATTTGTCGATCGCCATCGCCACGGCGTCGAGCCCGTCCGACACCTGCTCCAGCAACTCGCCCATCTCCTTGACGAACGCCGCCGTCACGTCCTCGTCATCGTGCTCGTCGCTCATGTGTGAACACCCTCATTACGTCGGTTGAAACTGGAACACGCCGGCCACGCCGAGAATGTTGATCGACGCCTTGAGCTGCGGTGAGGCCGCTCCCTGCACCACATAGCCGTTGGCCTTGAGCAACTCCATCTCGGGCGAGGTGGCCGACAGCAGTTCCACGTCCAGCCACAGGCTGCCGCCGTAATTGTTGGTGGCGTCGATGTGACTGATGCCCACCAGGGTGCCGTCCGTCAGCAACAGGCCGAACAGGCCGGTGGTGGTGAGCGCACGCTCGATGATGACGGGATTGGCCATTAGACTGGGATCTCCACGATGGTGATGCCGTACTGCGCCTCGATGAGGCGCTTCTTCAGCTTGTACACCGCCGTCCGCACCCCCTTCACATCCTCGTAGAGGCGGACCGGAACCGGCCCGGTGTGATCCGTGTATTCGAAATCCGGCATGTAGACGAACATGGTGTCGCCCGCGATCTCGAACGCCAGCCGAGTGTGCACCGCCAAATCACTGATCTGCCCGGCCTTCACCAGCAACAACAACTCGCCATAGCGCTTGGCCTCGGCCTCCGAGTCGAACCAGATGCCGTCGACCTCGACGCGCCGGTTGCCGTATTTGCTGCGCTGGTTGCCGTATTTGCCCCCTGCGAGCAGAAACCGCACGTCCTTGCCCTTATGCAGACGCGCCAGCTCGCGCGGCGTCACGGTCGCAGTCGCAGTCGGTGTCGGTGTCGGTGTCTTGCGATAACCCATGAACGTCCCCCTCCTCTGGCGTGGGGGCAGGCCCTCATGCCCATGCGAAGACGGATGTGAACATCCTCATGCCCATGAGTCAATAACTGACATGTCGCCTTACGGCTGTCAACAGGGAAGCGACAGAAAGCAGACTCCCGAGAGAAGAAATCAGCAGGTTGTAGAGGCCGGCCCCCAGCCGCCATGACACGCCAAGACGGATGTGAACATCCTGATGTGTCCGCAAGCCAGGGGCCAGCCCGTGCTCCCGTCGCATGGCGAGAAGCAACACCAAAGATGACACACCCTTCACCAAAACCCAACGCCTGACGTGCTTGAGGCAAATCAGCAGTGCCAAATACAACCGCCCCCGAACTCCCGGTTGCCGCAGCCCGCAGATGCTCCCCCTGTCCCCGCAACTTTTGGGGGGGCGTGGGAACATGGGCGCCCGCATCGGCCCTCTCGGGGCCCAGGGGGCTTGCGCGGGGGCTCGCGCGCACCGTCGCAGCCAGGCCCCTCCCGGCCCCGGTTCACTGATAGGCAGTTAGCGGCTCAGGCATCGGAAAGCCCAATGAACACAGAGAGTTAGGAGATGCAGATGGGTTCAGGGTAACGGCCCAGGGTAACGGCACGGCAATGTCAGGCCTAGTGCCACAAGCACGGCCCATGTGCCTCTCGGCTGGCTCTATGCTGCAGTGCAGCACAGAGGCGCTCTAGCGTCCGTCCTCTACGTCTTGTCGCGAGCGACTGACGTTCCTAGTGCAGGCCTTCGCTTGGGGAAGCTCAGGGAAGTCAGAGCCGCGCGCGATGTGCAACTATCGCACGGCATGTGTCAATCCCCCTTGTAGTGTTCGGAACGGATTGTGGAATATTAGTCGCATATCGGGATTATGAGCCTCGCATATGATTGATTCGGGGGCTGCAGATTTGGACGATTGATCATGCGAAGGGGGGGGTAGGAAGGTGACATGTCATTGACAGTGGCCGATATGGCCGAGTAGGATGCTGGCGTTGAGACCAACCACGAGCTAGCGCCGCTAGCCTGAACCGTTACCGGAAAGGACCTCTCCCATGACGACCGCCAATCTCCCTAAATCCCCCCACCTGACGCCCCTGACGGAGGATCAGATCGAGCGCCGCGTCGAGCGCGTGATGGATGCGTTGGATGCCCGGTTCATGGCCGGGAAGCTATCGCGGGCCGACTACGACTGGGAGGTTAAGAGCCTCGCGGCCTGGGCCGATGAGCAATACCGCGACGAGACGCAATACAATCGCGAGTTAGCGTTGCGCATTCGCCATACCGGGCCGAACGGCATCCTGCCGCCGCGCTCCTGAACCCATGAACTGGAAAGGACTCCACCATGCTTACGAAGCTGGACATTGCTGCATTGCGCAGATGCGACGACATTTGCGTGCATCTGGGATCTCGGCATCCGGAAGGGCTTGTGCGGGCGATCAAGCGCAAGGGTTATGGCAATACCGATCCGTTTGCGACGGATATTGAGCACATTGTAACGGCCAAGGTTGCGATTGATACCTTGCGCGGGCGGCGAGCTATGGAGGCTGGCGGCGTCGAATGCTTTGCGATGATCGGCGTGTATATCCCGCAGCACACCGGGCAATCGGCCATCTTGAAGACGTTGCGTGCCGATGACGAGATTACGTTCCGGTTTTATCCTGACGCCCATACCAATGGTTACGTTGCGATGGGCGGATTGCACGCCGACGTGCTTTATTTGGATGTCCGTCGCGATGGCAAGACGATTGCGCGATGGCAGCTCGCGATTAGCATTTGCCCGGCGAATTCCGCTCGCATGTGTCGTGGCGTTCCCAACTCGGAGCATTACAGCGCAGAGGCCGAATCGGCCCGCAAGGTTGCGTGAGGCGTGATTGCAGCCAATGGGGCTTGCGGGCCCCATTACCGGCAATCATGCCGACAACGGACGGGAAGGACTCTGCAATGGCATACGCAGAACGAAATCGGGCCTTGAAGGCATTGCTTGAGCAAGCTTTCGGCAGGGGCAAGGTGTCGGTGAAAGGCCATCGCGGCACGGCGAGCGGCTGGGCAACGATCAAGATCGCCCATGCGCCGCGCAACCAGCGTGAGGCGCAGGAGCTGCGGGCGCAGGTGTGGAAACTGATCCGCGCTGGCAAGGTTGAGATTCCGACCTACGGCTATGACGATCCGGGCTCGGACTATGGCCACGGCAATTGCCTCCATATCCATTTCGAGCCATCCCGCGAGCAGGCTGATTTCCATGGCCCCGAGGCTTGGCGGCACCACCTGAGCGCGGCCGATTGGGACGCTCTCAAGTCGCAAGCCTGATTGCAGCCAATGGGGCTTGCGGGCCCCATTACCGGCAATCATGCCGAGCACGAACCTGGAAAGGATTCCACCATGGCCGACAACCGATTTCCCTATACGCCAGAACTGGCGCCGTTCCAGCGCGCCTTTGACGCTTGGCTTGACGAAATCATCCGCGTTTATGGGCCTGATTCGGGCGCCGGATGGGATGAGCGCGGGCGCGGCGCGGAAGGTTCGCATCTGCGCAAGCTTTGGGATGCGCGGCACGCGGCGCGACAAGCTTGGCTTAGGAGCGCAGCATGAGCCGGATCGATGTAGCCGGAACCGTCATCCTGCTCACGGGCACGGCATTCCTGGTGTTCGCGTGGAGCACCATCCTGCTCCTGGCCATGCCATGAGGCGCCTAGCGACTGCGTTGGCCATTGCGGCGGGATACCTCGCCAATATCCCGCCGAAGGAATTCGTCGAGAACATCCAGGACTGGCTCGCTATCGCGGCGAGCCTGTGGGGAGGCCCGTGACGACGCCAATGGAACTCTACATCGGCCGCAAGGCTACCGGCATATCGGTTTGGCCCGATGGCCAATGGCCAGGAATGTGGCGCGTCCATCAAGGCGAGCGGGTGTCGGACATGGTGAACTTGGCCAGGGCCAAGGACGCGGCCGTCACTTGGGCACGGCCCCGGGGACTTGGCGGCAGCGAAGTCGCCCATTGGCGCCATCGGGAAACGGGCGGGGAGGCACCGCCCGTTCGTTAAAACCGGGGGGCCTTGTTTGGGTATAGGGGAGGGGGGGGATTCGGCTCACGCCGCGTCCTCCCCTTTTTGCGTTGTGCGGGTTTGTCCGTAGGCACATCCGTTAAACGGGTGGGAAGATGGTGGGAAGATGGTGGGAGGAAAGTGGGAAAGCGGGAGAAAGCACAGTTCCATCAATGGCCTAACTTTTTCGCGGGGGCCAAAATGGCAATGGCCCCTGGGAACCTGAGGGGTTGCCCGAGGGGGCGCCGAGCCCCGGCCCCCCTGGTACGTGAAAATCCTCTAACCACTTGGAAAGGTTGCTAAATGCGACACATGCCGGCCAGCACCTATCGCCGCCTCATCAAGGAACTCGGGTGGAACGAGGCCACGGCGGCGAACAACCTCGGGATCGGGGCGCGGCATGCCCGCAAGCTTGCCGCCGGCCACGTGAAGGTCACGCGCACGCTGGAGCTGCTGCTGGCCGCCATGCTGGAGCTGCGGGAGCTGCGTGGCGACGCCAATTCGCTGGCCGGGGTCGACGAGGCGATCGGGGGCCGCATCATGCGGCTGGTGGAGGTGCTGCGCGAGACCAATCCGCCGCCGGTGTTGCCGCCGGAGCCGGTGCCGCCTGCGCCGCCGGCGCCCGAGCCGCCGCCGCCGGTGTTCTGGGCGCCCTCGCAGCGGCTGCCGGGGGCACCTAGACGCTAGGGCGCCGGCTTGTCCGGGGTGGCGCGACGGCGGGCCAGCGTGCGCTCGATGCGGCGCACGATTTCATAGGCCTCCTGGTCGGCCTCCTCGGTGGCGATGCGGGCGAACGGGTTGGCCTCGATTTCGGCCACGATGGCGCCGATGCGGGCGCGGGTCGCCGCCGGGGTGTCGTCAGTCATGTTACGTTTCCGTATTGCGGCGTGAAGATGCCGGTCGCGGGGTCGACGGTGAACTCGCACTTGCCGACCTTGCCGGCGCCGTTCTCGCGCACCTTGGCGCTGATCACCCTGGCGGTGTTGGCCTCGGTGTCGCGCACCACCACCAGGCCGTTGTCGCACTTGTTGAACCAGTTCATCGAGCCCTCGATGTCGGCCAGCCCGGTGATGCGCCCGCCGTGCTCGTTCACCGCCTTGGTGGGGTGCGCCACCATGATGACCACCACGTTGTAGATGCGGCAGAACTGCTTGATGACCATCAGGGATTCGCCGATGTAGTCGGTCATCAGCATACCCTTGGGGATGGCACGCTCCAGTTCGTTCCAGGGATCGATGAGCAGCACGTCGGCGCCGTCGTGCTCGATTGCTTTCTCGGCCATCTCCAGCACCCAGTCGAGCGTCTTGGGGCGGGCGTCGAAGCTGGTGGGCGTGGCCGATTGGACGAACATCTGACGGCTCGCAAACACCGGAAAGCTTTCGTCGTGGTTCCAGATCTTCTGCAGTTTCTCCCGCAGATGGCCTTCGTTCTCGGGCACGTAGAGGCACGAGCGGATGTCGTTCTTGCGCGCGATGTTGCACAGGATGTTGAGCAGGAACGTGGACTTGCCGTGGCCGGCAACGCCGGTGCAGACCACGAACTGGCCGGGGTAGAGCTTGAAAATCTGATCCAGTTCCCACCAGCCGGTGGAAATGGCGTGGTCGGCGATGGAAAGACGTTGGGGAAGGTCGGCGAGCGCGTAATAGCCGGGCTGGCCGTGCCGGTGCGGGGTGATGGGAACGATTTTTTCGTCGTCCATCAGATCACACCCTCGATGCCGTTCCAGCGGAACGCCGGCCGCTTGGCCTCCGCCTCGACGCGCGCCTTGACCTCGCGGTTACGCTTGGCGAGCGCGGCCGACACCGCGAAGAACCACCGCTTGCCTTGGGCATTGGCCCACTCGGTGAGCGCAATGAGTTCCGCAGAGAGGGACAGGCAGGAAAAAGCGGACTCCCAACGGTCGAAATCCTTCTGGTTGAGCTGAATGATTCCACTCTCGAAAGCATACGTCGGTGTATCTTCTTTCTTTCTTACTTTCTTACTTACTAAAGAAGATACACCTTCGTCAGCACCAGCTTGATGACATGAGCGTTGATTTTGCTGGGGAATTTTCGATGTCATCAAGTCAGCGCTGACATGCTGACGCGAGCGTTGATTTTGCTTGTTAATTCGGTTTTGCTCGCGACGGCGCAATATTCTTTCGCTCTCGTCGGTTTGCAGGACGCGGACGATCTGCTCGTCGGTCAGGCCAGACGCTTTGAGGACGTGGATTGAAATCATGGGGGAGCCCTGTGACTTGGGCGGAAAATTGAACAGCCGGTGAGCGCTCTGTCACGAGAGGCAACGGGAGCTACCCGCTGTCCCGGCTGACGGCCAGCATGGCCGGCCGTTCGTATAGCGTCAAGCCATAGCGGTGGCGTGTCCTATCGGTTGCAGCGCCAATAGCGGTAGCCGTTGGGCTTGGTGAGCCAGTTGCGCCCCTTGGGGCCGCACACCGGGTCCGCCCGCGCGGACGGTGCGGACGGTCTCACGGGGCGCTCCACTGGCGCCCGAAAGGGGGCGCCCCCCCGGACCCTTCCGAAAAGGGGAAGGGTCCACTAATCGGGGTTGTGGGCAGCGCCAGCGCGCCGGTGAACAGCGGATTGTCGGGGACATTGGGCTGGATCTTGCCGACGAGCGGGCGCTTGTCGAACAAGAGTTCCGGCTCCGGGTTGGTGCCGCCCTGGAGCGCGTCCGGCAGCGGGTAGGTGGCGACGACCGGGCGCGGAGCCTCCCGATCGCCGTCCTTGGCGGTGGTGGCCAGGCGCGGATCGGTGGTGGCGACCTCGTCCATATCGATGCCGGGCGGCGGCGGCCGCAGCAACAGGCCGGTCCAGAACATGATCAGCCCGGCGAGGA